TGCCATCGTGTCGTGGCGCAGCACATAGCGGTCATCGCTCGTCGTGTTGCCCATGTTGCTATGCGTCGGCTGCTCGTCCACAAACGCCATTTCCTCGGCGGTGTAGTCCCGTCCAAGTTCAAACTTGGCGACAGCCGTAGGAAAGAGGTTGTATGTAATCACGCAACCGCCTTTTCAATCTGGGCAACGTAATCGTCAAACGCAGCCTGCTGCTCGGGCAACAGGATCGTCGGCACCGCGTCCTCAAGTTCCTTGATCTTTTCAATCGTAAACATGATTTCGTCCCACGACGGCTTGGGTCGCGGATCTTCCCAGCGGGTGATCTCGCGGTTGCTGATCTCCCACTTTGCGCCGGGACGAAGCAAGTGCATTGCCGTATCAATACCCATAAGTTGATAGGTTTTCATGTGAAGTTGACCTTAACAATTACGATACCAGAGCCGCCAGCGCCGCCAGCAAACTGGCCGGGGTTTGGGTAACCACCGCCGCCGCCACCGCCGCCGGTATTTGCCGTGCCATTTAATCCGACATTGTTAGTGACGCCATTTCCGCCACCACCTGCGCCGCCCGTTCCAGCAGTCCCACCTGCAAATGTAGAACCACCGCCACCACCGGCATAAGTAACGCTACCGCCAGAAATTGACGATGCCGTGCCAGCACCGCCGTTACCGCCAGCAGTTGATGTTCCATTTGCGCCTACAGCAGACGCTCCACCGCCACCGCCAGAACCATAGTTTGGGGCCGATGCAGACCCGGTGCCACCATTTGAACCTTGAGATGGGCTAACTGACGGAGAATTTCCTGTGCCGCCCGAGGCACCCGCAGCGCCGCCACCACCAGAACCACCGGAACTTCCAGTATACGGACCGGGGATAGTTCCCGATGCACCGCCACCGCCGCCTGTTGAGGTAATGGTGCTAAATACGGAATCGGAACCATTAGTTCCATTTGCTACAACTGCTGAACCAGCACCGCCACCGCCAACGGTAATGGTGTAGTCAGTACCAGCAGTTACAGAAAAACCTGTTCCTGTGCGGAAACCGCCTGCGCCGCCGCCTGCGCCAACGCTATATGCGCCTCCACCACCCCCCGCAACAACGAGGTAGTCAACGCTCACCGCACCCGCTGGTGCAGTCCACTTCTGCGATGACTTGAAGGTAAAGATTGTGGCAGAGCCGATGTCGTACTTGAGGATGACGATGCCGGAGCCGCCAGTTCCACCATTTCCGCCATTACCACTACCATCTGCGCCGCCGCCACCACCGCCGCCGCCGGTATTGTCAGTTCCATTTGTTGCGGCAGACGCGCTTGTACTGCCCGCGCCGCCACCACCAGAACCGCCTGTTCCGGCAGTTCCGCCCGTTCCTACTCCACCGCCTCCGCCGCCTGCATACGTTACGGAGCCACCGGAAATAGATGAGGCTGTGCCTGCGCCGCCGTTGCCGCCTGCTGATCCGCTTCCATCTGCGCCGACAGCCGATGCTCCACCGCCACCGCCACCGCCAGCCAAAGATGTAGATGCTCCAGTTCCGCCATTGCTTCCTTGACTTGGCGAAACAGAAGGAGTGTTCCCCGTCCCGCCTGCGCCAGCACATCCACCGCCGCCAGAGCCACCATTAGTTGCAGCAGTTGCCGACCCCGGCACGGAACCGCCACCACCACCGCCACCGGCAGATGTAATGGTGCTAAATACGGAATTATTGCCTGCTGTACCTACGGTGCTTGTGCTTCCTGCGCCGCCTGCGCCTACGGTAATTGTGTAATCCGTGCCTGCGGTAACAGAAAAACCAGTCCCTGTGCGGAATCCGCCAGCACCGCCACCTCCCGCATATCGTTTTCCACCACCGCCACCACCCGCGACGACAAGGTACTCCACCGCGCTAACACCGCTCGGGCAAGTCCATGTGCCGGTAGAAGTGAACGTGGCTACGACATAATTTGGCGCCGCTGCCGCAACTTTAGAGGCGAGCAGCAAACTCATGATGCCGCTCATGACTTAACTCACATTGCCAGAGATAACGCAGACCGTACCCGAGAGGAACAGAATCGTCGCCACGCCTCTTGTAGCCAATGACACCGTAGCCTTGTCTGCATCCGTACCCGCGATATACGCCGTCGTGATCGTGCAAGTAATGGTGATGTTGCCAGATGTGTTGTTGAACACCGACACCACATCGCCAGTTGCAAACGTGGCATCAGGAATCGTAACGCTGCCACCAGACCCAACCTCTACAAACAAGCCAACGTCAGTCGTGGCGAGAGAGTAACTTGTCGTCTTCGCAGAGCCGGTGCGAGGGATGGCGCGGATGTTGCCGTACTGGTCGGTAATCTTACCGGCAGTATCAATCCGCATCTTCTCGCTGCCTCCGACCTGAAAAGTTAACGGAAGCAATGTCCCTGTGTTTGCTTGACTAGAAGCAATTCGCGCCTCAGTCGCGCTAAGTGACATGAAGAAAGTTGAAGTTGCGGCAGTTTGGTCGGAGTTATTGCCAAGCCCAATTTCAGCGTATTGGCTTGTTCCGTTTGGTATTGCACGAACAACCGTGTAGCCATTGGTTGTACTGCTTTGAAACATTGGCCGATTAACCGCCGTCGCATTGCTAAAGTCGCCCGTGATGCGCTGGGCGGTGCTAGAGAACGTGAGGTTGCCGGACGTAATCGTCGTCGCAGGCATCGAGGCTGCGATGTTCGTTAGCGTCAGTTTGTAGTTAGCGCCACTTCTGGCAATAACGTATTCATCCCCTGCAAGAGCCGGGGCGCCCGATGTCAATGCACTAATTTTCATATCAGCCATAAAGCCTCCTACGCCCAGCCTTGAACAGGGTTATTTGGGGTTTCAAGTAAAATTTTAGCGATTTTATTAACATCAAAATCGCTCATGTTAATCACACGCAAATTAGCGTGGAAACCGTCAAGCGGTTTCATCTCCGGCACTTCGCCGTCGTCGGTCTGCAATACCTTACCGGTCGGCTTGTAGATCGCGCCGATCACATCCAAAGCGTATTTATGGCCGTCCGTGACCTGCCAACCTTGGTCGCCCTCGGTCACAACGCCTGCCGCCTCTAATACGTCGTACAGGGCTGTGGCGTCGGCTGCTTTGAGGTAATAGTCGTTCATGCCGTGAGTGCCTGCAAAGTGCTGTTAGGTAGGCGCGTGGGGTAGTAGGCGATGCGACGGATCGTGCCGTTGAGGGTATTTAATGACCCGCCTATACCGTTTCCCAAAATCATTCTGTCAACCGTTGGAATTGCCACAGTACTATCTGTGCCTACCGATGAACCATTCACCGACATAGCACAATTGTTTAAAGCATAAGCGGCTGCTTGTTTTCTAAAGGAACCATAAACATACGATGTTCCTGCGGTAATGTCTGCTTCCGTTACTCCAAGAATTCGGACAAAAAACCGAGATGAATCATCAACAGTTCTAATACACGAGGAGATTGAATTGTTAAAAGTTCCGTCAGTCATCATGGCTGCGACGGGGAAAATTGATGCCGATGAATCAAATGGAACTTGAAAATCTGCAAAAATCGTCCCCTCACTCGCGTTGTACCACGACGAGAAATTCGTCCCCGTCATAGACGCCACATCTGCGTTACGAGTCAGAGCGGTGGTGGTGGTCGGGATGTAGGAAGTCGCAAAGGCACCGGCTTCTAGTTGTGCGCCATAAATCAAAATGTTTCCGTTCGTCTGCCCAATGATGCAGCGAACAGAAGTTGCGCCAACAGCCATCGTTCTGGTCAGCGATACGCGCTGCCATGCGGAGGTGACTGCCAATGTAACACTAGAAGTTGACCCGCCCGTTGAATCACGCAGTCGTAAAACAACTTCCGTGCCGCCATTTGATTTAACAAAAACAGAAAACGTGTAAGCAGTTGAAGCAGAAATGCTGACCGATTCTTCTAAATTGTTTCCGCTCAACGTGGTGTCGGTTGCACCAGCCAAGTTTGATGCCGACGTTAAGCCATCAGGCCCAACCGCAGCCGATCCTGTTGCAACCGCAGTACCGTAAACCGTCCAGTAAGTTGCGTTAGAAAAGTCGTTGCTGTTGGGAAAACTATTCGTCCGCTGCTCCTCAATGAGCAAGCCGAGCGGCTGTAGCGTAGAGGGGTTGTAGTCAAAGCGGGCAGCGCCAGAGGCGGCGGTCGTCAGCACACCGGACGAGTTGAAATACGTCGCGGTAGAGGCGCGAGTAAATGTAATGCGCGAATCAAGCGAAGTGGAATTTTGAAAGTCCAGCCACAACGTCGGCATCAAGCCTTCAAGCAAAAGATATCCACTGTTGTTTTGCAAATAAAAAAAAGACGTGCCGTCTTCCTGCAATAATGCGTCGGCAGACGGCGACGGAGGGATGCCCCCCGCTTGTTTGCCTAGCGCAAGGCTTGCCCCTAGACCAATAGGCAGGCCATTTCGTAGCGGAACGCCAAAGTAACGGGCCATCGGCTTAGTTCTGGTTGATCGGCTTTGCGTAAACCGTGCCGCCAGCGGACACCTGAATGGCGCTTACACGCCACGGAGCGCCCGTACCAGCGGGAACCAAGAACGGAATCGGGGTGTTAGCCGGAACCGGCGTGCTGCTGGTCGTAGCGGTAACGCCAACGCCAACTGCTACGTACGCATCCGACGTACACCACACCACAACACCCTGCGGACCCGGGTCCCAAGTAGCGGTCGAACCAGCAGTGCCCGTGTAGGCCGCAGTTCTGGCTGGGAACAGACTGTCAGCAAGGGGGTTAAGAAGTTCCATGTCGTTACCTCAAGCCAGAAATTTCAATTTGTAGATGGTTGACAGATACAAGCCAAAAATGGCGTCTAACAGGTTTTGCAGCGTCGTGTCGTCTTTACTGACGACTTTATACCGCATTTCCTCAAGTTCCTTAAGTTCCTTTTCCAAAAAGTCAAGTACGTTGTTTGACTTCTGGGCAGATGCTAGGGCAATTGGGCCGATCAGCCCGTGCCGACCCTGATACGCCTCGGCAAAGTCGTCTGCGAGGGGAATAATGCCCTCGTAGAACTTTTGTAGCGCCTTGTGTTTGGCGTAGTTACGGGTATTCAGGTGCGTGGAATGGGTCACATCCCGCGCTAAAAATAGCCGTCCGATAAAGACTTCGCAGGTCATTGCGGCGGTAACTCCATCGGCATTTGCGGAGGCATTTCCATCGGCATTTCAGCCTCTCTAGGAACCGGGGCTACAAGGTCGTTGGCGGACAGCATCCCGCTAATCGTGCCGATTACGATGTCTTGAATCTGCTCTTCGGACATGCCCGCCTGAACCGCGCTGATACGCTTGGTCTCGGCGTCATACGCCTTAATCTGCGCTTCCTGCTCCTTGATACGCAGTTCCGTCGCTTCCATGGACTGCGAGACGTTCTTGAGCATCTGGAACATCTGATCCATCTCAGCGCCCATCGCCTCAATCTGCTGGTTAGCAGCCTGCAACGCTGGGTCTTCGTCAGGATCGGAGAGCAACTTGGGATCAATCGTTTTAGCCAGACGCTTGGCAATTTCCTGCGCTCCCGGCCAATCCATGTTCTTGACGAACAGGTCGCCTGCCACGCCCCAAAGGTTCGGGTTGGCTTGCAGGATTTGCGACATCGCGTCCATCGCCTCTTGGCGCTTGGTCATGTAGGACGGGCCGGTCGTGACGGCTACGTCGTACTTACCAACGGACGGGTTGTAGATTTTCTCGATGACAACGCCAGCCTGATCCATCAACTTGCGGACAGGCTCTTGCTGCATCGGGTCGATACGCACCGTCGAGGTTTCCCCGTCGATGCCGATGATGCGAGCGATACGCTGGGTATCGTAAATCTTCGGAATCAAGTCAACGAGTTGACGCGTAACGTAGCGGATAGCGCGGGCAAGGTTATCGACGTAATGATATGACCCCGTATCGCCCTGACGTTCACGCGCCAATATGGCTCGACCCGAGCGCTCGTTAGACGTGGCGCCAAGGCTAGAGTCATAGTAGCCCGTCGTAGACTTAATGTCGTCCGACGCGCCCATCTTAGCCTGAATAAGCCCCGTTTGTGCAAGGGGTGGGGCGGCACGTTGGGGCAACGGCAGCATGTTTCCAGCGCCGTCCGTAACGTCAGGATTGACCTCCAAATACGGCCAGTTCTGGGTATTGGCGGTTTTCCACTGATGCTCGTATCCCTCAAACTGCCCACCGTAGCCGATAAACGGCGCTTTGGGGGCCAAGGCGAGCATTTCCGCCTCTTGGGATACCCAGTAGTTGTACATGCGCTGCGCGTCTTTAGCGTTACGCACGAGGCCGCTGATGTAGATACGGCCCTCAACTTCGTACTCGTTGCCGACCACGCGGACAACCGGAATCGACTTACCCGGCCACTCCTGCTCTTCCAACACCTCGTAGCCGTTCGTCTTCATCCACTTGATTTTGCGGATGTCTACGTCACGGGTGCGAACAGGAGCAAGGCCCATAGCCTCCATCTGCGCGGCTTCGGGCGAGTCGGCGTAGGCGGTCATGCCGCCCGGATACAGGTTTAACTTCGCTTTTTCATAGTAAGCGTAGAAGTATTCCGCAATCCGTACTGAATCGTCGGTAATCCACTGCGCCAGATTCTCGTCACCAATACCACGGCTCTGGATCGACGAGATGGGTTCGGCGTCAGGAAAATGACGCTCAAACTCCTCACGGGGCATGTCCTCGGTTATGAAACACCATTCTGCATCGGCTCCGCACGGGTCTTGGATGTGCGGGTCCATATATACCGAGAACGAGTTACGAACGCGAGCGATACGAATGTCTTGGTCAAACGAATCGGGGTCGCAATACTCGGTCAGGATACGGATATAGCCTTCGCCGTACGTGACCTGATTCTCACAGGCGGTATCGTAGGCAACGTCGGCATCCGATATGTACTCGATGTGCCGGACGATACCGTCAAACACCTCAGCGACTTCAATGTCCGCCTTGTCATCGACCGGGATGACCTTGCCCGCAGGGCGATTCTGGCGCTGGTCGTTAGTGACCTGCCGAACGTGCTGGGGCAGTTTGTTGATGGTCAGGCAGGGACGAGCGTTGATCGTCTGACCCTGCACTGCGCCACGGGTGGCTAAGACTTCCTGCGGCCACTGCCATCTGTTCGAAGGACTTCCGGCCATAAACCGCAAGTCGTCCAACTCGTCATCACGGCTTTCGGAATACGCGACCAAAGACAATTGCATGCGCTTACGGGCTTGTGCCAGCAAGTCAGCGGTGTTTGCTTTGCGGCGGCTATCCGGCGAGTTCGCTACGCGAGCGGCTCCGGCGATGCCTGTTGGGTCTTTAGCCATTAAATCGGTTTCCTTTGCTCGTATTTTCTGAGCCTAAAATGACCTGAAGATTCCACGGCACATGCAGCCCAGACACGGTTTCTCCGCGCAACGGAACAATGTGGTCAACGTGGTAATCAAGGCCAACTTTACGCAATCCGGCGCAATAGGCATAAACGCTGGCAAATTCTAACTCGTGGCCCGCGTTTAACCACGATGGCGCACGCAAATCTTTTGCGCTACGGTAAGTAGCCGTCCAGAAATTACGTCTTCCGGGATTTTTCCGGTTAGCCCGTAATTGAAATTGACGCACTTTTTCAGGGTTAGCCTTTTTCCAGTTTTTTGCGTGTTCAACGTACTTCTTGCGGTTTTTACGCTTAGAAGCATTGGCTGTTTCGTTAGCACACTCGCAACACGTTTTGTTGTGCGTGTACCGCTCAACCATATGACCGCGCAAACAAGGATTGCCGGTAAAGTATCGCGGAAGCCCCTCTTTCAGGGCTTTTTGGCGATCAATTACCGCGCCGGCATCCATTATTTGCCCTTCTTACCCTTAGCCGCAGCGCGGCGCTTTACGGAATACGCAATGGCTGCCGCTTGAGCGGGTTTTTTGCCGCTGCGAATTTCTGCGGAAATGTTCTTTCGGAAGGCCGCTTTGCTTGCGGACTTTACGAGAGGCATTAACGCATACCCCGTTTCATCGGAGTCGGTCGAAAATCAACCGCAGTGCGGATCATGTCCTCGTTAACACGCTTTGGCATACGCGGAGCAGGCATACGGGGTTTCTGCATCCGGCTGTTTTGGATCATGTCACCGACTGTTGCGCCGGGAGACACGCCGATTGGACCGGGGTTTTTCTTTCCGTACATGTTTCTTAGCCTTTTTTGGAGGTTTTACGGGGTTTTCGGGCGGTAAGGGCTGACTTTCTGAAATTGGCAGCCGTTGGAGCGCCCTTAGAACCCGGTTTACGCATCTTTTCGCCCGATCCCGCAGCGATTCGAGCGCGTTTAGCATTAATGTTCGCATATAGTCCCTTGTTTGCAGCCATTTCAGCATTTCCATCGTTTTAAGGATGCTTTAGCGCGTTCGGCTGGCCCCTTGGCGTTGCGAACGACCCCTTTCATGCGGGCGCAAAACGACTTTTTACGTCCTGCGTCCGCTTTTGTCTTCGGACTGGGCGCCGGAGCCTTCAAATTAGACCCCGTCGCTCGATTGTACCGAGCACGTCCTTTGGCGGTCAATCCAGCCCCTCTTGACACGGGCTGCTTTTCTCCTCTACCAACTGAGAGGCTGACAGACTTCTTGGCCATTAGGCACCCATCCAAGTATTAATCATGCCGCTCTCGCGGCTCGTGGTAATCGTGCGCGGTCGCTCGCGGTATTCGCGGTGCGCGACTGGATACGCAAACGTGACGGCGATGGCATCAGCAGCGTCAGGCGATGCAAGGCCACGCGCCTTCATGTCTTTCTTCGACTCCAACAAGATGGAGCCAGAGGAATTAATTTTCTGTTTTGGTCCTGTGAGGTCAGCCTTTAACTGCCTATCATTGGGTAGCGCAGCGTCTTTCAGCCACGCTTTCATCTCGCCCCACAACTCTGCACGCTTGTTCTGCCACATAGCCGGGGTCTTGGACTTCCATCCGAAGTTAACGCCACGCACTACCTTATAGCGCTGCTCTTTCAAGCGATCAAGGATGCCGTAGCCTAGTCCGCCTTCGTCGAGGACGACGAGTGTGGGCTGGTATTCTTCAATCGCGTCGATAACTCGGCCAACAATCTCCATCGTGTCTTCTCCTTTGAAGCGCTTGATGGCGATGATGTCACGGCCCTGTCGGACTGCGATAACCGTCGAGTCCGCTCCACTTCGCGCCGGATCGACTCCGATAACTCGTGGCGCTGTCTCGTCCTTATACCTGTTACGAGCCATGGCCTGATCCACAAGGCTAGGCGGTATAAATTGGTCGTCACCTTCTGACGGAAACTCTCCATAGACTTCCACCTTGGCTTGCGGTGAGTCGATGCCGTATTCGTCGATGATCTGCTGATACACCGACTTATCGGTTTCTTCAACGGTGCGAGCGTCAATGTTGCGGGTGTTCCAGAACGCACGCTTAGAGTGGAACGCCTCGAAGAAGTAGCCCTCGTTACGACGGGGGTTGCTAAACGACATCCAGAAACGGTGCGGGGTGTTCTCCGTAAAGAAGCCTGCCGTCACCGACCAGATGGGGTCAGGGATACCGCTGGCTTCGTCGAAGATCACCATAACGCCGTCGAAGTTGTGGACACCGGCATATGAGTCGGGGTTCTCTTCGGACCACAGGCGACCCTCAACGGACCAGTAACGAGTACCTTTTTTAAGGTCACGTTCAACGAGTTCTGCGAGCCACTTGGCTGGCATCACGCGGGTGGCGCTAATCTCAAACCAATGCGAGTTGATCAGCAGCGCTGCCCACTTGGTGATTTCTGCCCATGTGATCGAGCGTAACTGCGCTTCTGAGTTAGCCGACACAATGGTCGTTGAGCCAATCCGGGTACTCAGCATCCAGAGGATTAGCCACGACACCAGCGCAGACTTACCGATACCGCGACCGGAAGCCGTCGCCATACGCAGGACTTCGTAAGAAGTGGCAGTCTTGTTCTTGGCTACGTGCCCGGCGATGTCGCGCAGTATCTCGCGCTGCCACTTACGCGGACCCTTGAAGTGTTCGAGAGGCGTGCCTTTCTGGCCCCAAGGGAAAGCGAGTAGCACGAAGGCCTCTGGGTCGTCCTTAATCACGGGCGACCAGAGTTTGCTCATCAGCAACTCTTCTTCTTCGGGGCTATAGATCGGCTGTTGCATTACTGATACCGCACAGAATGATGGACCCTAGCCACTTCTTCGTATCGCTTGGCGGCATCGTCCTTGGAATGAAAATACCCCAATTCGTTCATCTTGCCACGGATACTAATTCGCGCCCGCCACTTTCGCTGACCTTTGTGCCAAGACACGCCCCTGTACCCAGAAGTGTTGTTTTTCTGCATACGCGTGTTTTGGGTATTGGTGTATCGGTCAGCAAGGCGAAGGTTTGCGATGCGGTTGTCGTTCGGAATGCGATTGATGTGGTCTAGTTCGGCAGGCGGCATCTCGCCATGCACGTACAACCACGCAAGCCGGTGGGCCTTTGTAAGGCGCCTGTCTACGCTAATAATCACGTAGCCTTTCGGGTGAAGGTTCCCCGCCTGTTGGCCGACTTTGACGTTTCCGCGAATTGCAACGCGCCACGTAAATACGCCGGTTGCTGGGTCATAGTTCAGCAACTCTTTCAGGCGCTCTTGCGTTAGAATCTTGCGAGCCATTTTCAGCCTCTTGCTCAGGTTGATTGGTAAGAAGCCTCGATCCGCTGGAACGGTTCGGGGCTTCGTCAATTATAGCATCTAGTGGAGCCTCAGTATTCGGCAATACTCGGTGTGCCAAGACGCGAGACTCTGCCTCCTGCAATGCCGCAACGATGCTGATTTGCGACTTAACATCCACCTGAACGGCAGTTCGTGCCATCCATCCGTGGAGATGTTGCAGCAGGGCGAGGGCTGCCTTGCTATCTCCCTCAAGCGCGGCAGAGCGCAATTGAGTCGCCGCCTCAACCTCAGAGTCCGCACGACCTTTCCCCTCGGCGACCGCAGCCGCGTTATCTAACTGGCAGAGTCTACGGTACTCAACGGGCAGCAACCCAGCCGCAAAAGCCAAGGCGTCACCCTTTAGCCCGAGTTTGGCGGCATCGTAAATCTTTTGCAGAACCTCCGGCGATGCCTTCAGTTCACGAGGCGCAAAAGGAATGGACTTAAAGGATTCTGTTACGAGGTTCATACCGGAACTCTTTGCCAGAACAGGCGGGAACGTCAGACATCCATCCGTGGTGGACAGCGTGGGCACACCAGACCTTCTCAGCAACCCTAGTCACTTGAGCAGCCCAGAAGCAAGATCGGCACACCAAAGCCTTGGCAGCAAACTCTAACCACTCTGCCTCAGACATCTGTATCGGCATACCGAGACTGTAACAGAAGGTTTGGCAAGGAAGGAAGGGGAGTAGCAACGTGCAGGGTGATCCTGCCGGGAGGCCGCGATCTCCAACGTCCGTGGAGCCTGTGTGCCGAGGCGGAAGCGTCTAGGGATACGTTTAGTGCCTTAGATGATGGAATCCTTTCCTTCAGTTACCTCTCGGTCGCTACCAGCGCATCTGGTCAGACGTTGCTAATAAAGGATAACGGTAAAAGGTTTATTAGCGAAGAGCGTAATTAAAAAAATTAAAAAGTTTTTGTGAGGGCATCGTAATCGTGACCGGTCAACCCATGGCCCTACCCCCCCCTGTTGTTTTGCCACAACACCCTGTTGTGCGTGTACCACAATCCTAGACGCGAATGGTTATCATCATGCGTAACAGAATCGTTTGCAATACGTGGAAGTTGCGTAGATGCAACACGTTGCGTTTATGCAACATGGCTACGTTGTGGCGTAGATGCAACAGTTACTGTTGCGTAGGTGCAACAAGCGGAGGTGTTAGCAATCCGTAGTGACTACGGTAGGCTCTGTAGTCATTTCGACTACTAACGCTCAAACCCTATAAATAAAAGCATTTGCGATCAATGTTAGTAAGTTAGTAAGTATTCTTTCCCTATACTTTTACTGTACTAACTTTTTTTGCAACTTCACTACTCTCTATCTTTTTTACTAACAGTTACTATTTCTCCATGCTTTTCAACAGTTTAGGTGTTAGTAAATTTCACGCTAACTTCTAAATAGTGCTACTACGCTTACTTACGCAACAGATACCTAGCGTTTTGTGTATGTAACTTGTGTTGACAAGGTATGCTCGATGTGGTGTAATGTATTTGTTGACAACAAACACACGGAGCATCTAGCAATGAATATCCAAGTAGAACAACGCAATGTATACGGACAAATTAAGTTTTACCCATTCTGCCCAGAGGGCAAGCAACTTGCCGCCCTGATGAAACAGAAAACGTTTGACGCGCAGAACATTGCTGACATCAAACGCATGGGCATCGACGTTAGCGTGACGGTGAAGATTCTCCCCGAGTTTAGATAACAGGTCGAAACTGCCGAGAGGCAGTCTAGCGGTAATGCCGCTACTGACGAGACCAACTACACGGAGAACCAATCATGACTCACTTCTTAAACTCTGTCGTGTTCGTAGGCTTCACCCTTGCTTGTGTTGCCATTGTCATAGATTCCTTTACACTCGGAGCCGGTGGCATTACCGCTGCCGGTATCGCTGCCCTTATCGACTACTGCCGCAACTAACTCTCGGAGAATTACAAAATGAAAACCGAATTCTTGTTTCGTTTCGCCCCGTCGCCCGTTGACATGGCTACCTATGTAGAACGTCGCAGACTCGCGCAGATGTTTCGCGCTTATCGTGCCGACCGTCGCAAGTATCGCGTCTCGCGTATTGCTGACGGGTATAGCGTCACCTGTGGCTTTGCGAAAGCCATCATCTCTCGCATCTAATTACAAACGGAGAACAATCATGCAAGCAATTCGTACCCGCTACCACGGCCCAACCAATACTCGCGGTACACGTATTACCGCAACGTGTGAGGCTGGCTCGCTGACGTTACCGCGTGATTATTCGCTAGACATTGATAAAGACCACGCCAGGGTCGCGCAAGCCCTCATAGAGCGTTTGGGCTGGCCAGGCACCTACCACGGTGGTGGCTTTGGCGATGACTATTACTGGGTGTGCGAGTCAGGCTGGACGCCAACCGTTGAAGTAGCCAACACGCAGGAGGCCGCATGAAAATCGAAGTCATTGGCCCACGCAAAGGCAAATACACCGGCGACCTATTGTCTGCGGCTCCAGACTTGCTTGCCGCTCTGCAAATGGTCGAGGCGATCTGGTCACGCGACCAGACAGCCAACATCGACCCCGAGTCACCACTTGCCAAGGTTCGAGCCGCTATCGCTAAGGCTACGGGGGAGGCCGCATGAAAACCTTCGACGTGGTGCTATTTACCTGCATCCAAGAGGTCGTAACCGTTGAGGCACGCGACGAGGACGACGCCGCCGAGATTGCGCTACAAATCGTGAAGGCGGGCTATACCGTCCACAGCGAATTAGATTGGGATGTCGAGGAAGTCAACATAGGAGACCCTGCCGATGTCGCAGAATGACCAGATTAGAGCCGCCCTAATTCTAGGGCGGTCACTCACCCCGCTCGATGCTCTGCAAGACTATGGATGCTTCAGGCTTGCCGCTCGAATCGCAGACCTTCGCCGTGAAGGAATGGATATCGAGTGTATTAACGAAACGAAGAACGGCAAGCGATACGCCCGCTATCAACTGCGGAGGCCGTATGCGGCTGCATAAACTGTGGCAACTAGGCTACTGGTACGCTCGCGGCCACGATTGGCGCCATGTACCGCCCCCAAACTGGCGATCTAGTCGCCGTATCAACCCCCTTTCCGTTTATTGGTGACCACATGGAAAAACCACACATACCAACTCTGCAAGAATTAGAGGATTTATTTAGAGAGGATGCGCCACCACCTACGGAGACGGACGCACAGCGCGTCTTCCGCCTTTTAGTGGCCATACGGACGTTTTTGTACGCATGGGACGATGACCTAACCATAAGGCAACTAGCCCCGTACGTTGAAAGGCTGCGCGCTGAAACGGACAGACGCCTATGACCGAGTTTCACGAACGATGGGGGTTGCAGCCAACCTATCCGAAACTCACGCGCTGCACCCGTCGATATTGGATCACCTATCTCGGGCGATGCGTAGATACTGCGAGGGCGACACTATGGCGGGATTCCTGATAGCCGTCGCCTTGACGGTTCTTGCATCGGTACTGTTCGACGACTAAACGAGGGGGCTACGCGCCCCCTCTCTTATTTCACCATCTGCAAGTCTGGTTTGCCCTCGACCATCGCCCTGATATCGGACTTGCTACGGTCGGCCAACTCGGGAGCCACCCAGAGGTGTTTCGGGGTCTGATGTTCGCGGCTCATTACCCGGCCAATATCTTTCCAGCCGCTCTCTCGCAGGGCGACGAATAACGTCTCACGGGACGGTTTATGGCCGTCTGTACCTGCGGCAATACCAGACAGCACCTCTGACCATGGAGAGCCTATAACGCCTCTGGCGAAGACTCCGCGACGTTGCCGCACCATGTCAGCGATAAATGCCTCGCCGCCGCTCATGCCAAGATCGACCATCGCCAATTTCGCATCGGTCAACGGCGGCACGGCTCCGGGGTTGAACGCGCTAACGTCTCGCGCATCCAGATAACCCGCTACAGCCTCGAACCCGCCTTTGCCGTACCAATCCCACAGCCTTGCAGCCTCGTCGTCCGGTAGGCGTGGCGCTTGCGACCAGATGACGAACCAGCGACGGTCATCAGCCGGGATCGTGATCGGCGCTCGGTCGTTACTGAAAGCCAGCACAAAAATCCTATTCACCACATAGTACGGATGCTGTTGCTTCTTGTTGACCAGCAGCAACTCAGGCGGCGCAGCGATCACGGGCTTCAGGTTGTTCTCCATCGCCCTACGGTCATCGCCCTTGCGGTATCGAATCTCGTTTAGCACGATCACCTCGGACTCGTAGGTATAGCCCCACGAGCCAGCGACCTCTTCAGCCCTAGCCACGGCTATGTTCTTCAGCGAACCGCCGCCAATAGACCACAGGAACGGCGCCCAGAGCGTGTCCTTACCACCACCCGGCAAACCCGTGTGCAGCACGGCGTGGTTGATCTTGCGCTGCGGGTTCTGGCGCTTGTACGCCATCACGTTCAAAACGTGTTCGCGCTCGAAGTCGGCCGGGATCATCCGGTGCAGGTGGTTTAGCCACAGCGATACGTCCGCGCTCTGTGCGGCTGGCCGTGAGTCCTTCCACTTGTTGACGTAGCCCACCCCGGCCTTTTTTAGCAACTCGGTTTCACCCGGCGCATACGTCAGGGCATTAGCGACGTAACTACCCATGGCAGCCCGGTTCTCATCGAAGAACGTGGCCGCCTCAATGCGCCTAGCCTTGTTGTGTACGGAGTAGCACGGCGTACCCCGGAACAGGGCGTTAAACGTCTGCCGGGAGTAGTCCTGATGCGTCTTCACATCGAAAAACAGATCGCCCTCGGCAACGTAAACGAATCGTTTAAACCAGTCAGCCGGAGCCAACTGGGAAACATCACCATCCGCGAGACTTTCATATTCATCCATTGCATAACCCCACTGTTCTGCTATTCTCACGGAGCATTGCTTGATTCTCCGTGTAATTCTCCTAGAGAGTCCTTAGCCCCACTTCGGTGGGGCTTTTTTTATGGACTGCCCATTCGTCGGTTGGCCGAGAGTGTACGGAACATGTCCAGCACGATCTTTTCCGTATCGCGCTTGTTCGCCATTTTGGAGTACAGCGCCACAGCCGCACAGTATCGCTCATGCGCTTCCTTAGTGGCGTGGTGGGTCGCGGCAATCGCTTGCCGCTCCGCCACCGTACCCTCGGCATGTGTGAAGACGGCCTCACGGGTCGCCTTCCAGCCATACTCGGCACGTTCCATCTCAGCCTTTGCCAGCGCGCACGGCTCGTCTGTATCGACAAGATACCGCAGCGCTTTCTCGGCTCTTTCTTCGCTAATCATTAGAAGCCCAACGGATCGTTGAGGTCAGCCTTTGACCAGTTGTCCTCAGTCAGCCCCGCAGCAGGCGCAGGCTTCTGCGGCCTTTGCTGGCCTTCCTTCAACTGGACGCTAATGGACAAAAAGTTATTGCCCGCTTTCGAGGACTTCTTCCACGCAGACAGTTTGTACTCCGTGCCGCCCACGTTCAGGTCGCCAGTAAAGTCCGGGCGCTTTTCGTTGCCCTTCTTGTCATTCGGGAACAGCACGCCACGGTTAGTGTTGTCATAATTCACAGGGTCATCTCCTTCAATTTAGAAACCTTATCATCTAACTCAGCCAAAAACTCTTGCACCTCTTTCTCTAATACGGTGATGCAGTCTGTATCCCGTGGGATACGCACCACAAGCAGTTGTAACTCCTCGGGCATCCTCGGATCGTATGAGACCCAATCGCACCAGTCCGTACCCGTGCAGGCCATCTGCCATTGCATTTGGTAAAAATATTTTTGTGGCGGGTCACGCTCAAAGAGATACTCGATGTGCGTAGCCGTAGACGGACACTTGATCTCGACGCAACCATTCACGCCCACCAAGCCGTCAGGGCTGGCACCTGCCATCTCGATTGCAGGATGGTTGATAAAGCCCACCTCGGTGACGAGTTCGCCAACCTTGGCGCTGTAAGCGTCACGGGCTGCGCCTTCCTGCTCGACGCCCCACTCCATCGCGGCGCTGCTAAACCCTTCAGTCGGCTTGCCGGTTAAGCGTTCGCATACCAACTGCGCCATATAGTTTGCGCGAGTAGCGGCATAGCCACTCTTCGTGCGTGCCACTACGTCAGACACCTTCGAGGCAGTCACCTTGCCCAGACGGGCGGTGTGCCATTCTGTTGTCCTTTGCTCCATCACACTCTCCCTAAGATTTTTTTACGGCCATCACGGGTCATGCACAACGACTGCAACTTGTTGTAGTCAAAGTCGAGCATGTCGCAAATCCAGCGCATCGACCCGGCGTCATCACGACGGGAAAAAATCCAGTGAAACGCAGCGCCTCGGCCATCGGCATTGTCTGCATCTTTAATCGCCTGCCACAGCACGGCAGACCACAGTCGGCGGTAGCCCGAGTCATCTGTTGATGGCCGATCTACGTCGCTCGGACGTTTGGCGAGATGACTAATCATTGCAACTCTCCTTGCTTCCAGAGCAGGTAATCGTATTGTTTTATGCCACGGTGCAGTGCAGAAGCCATAAGCATGGGGTTCATTCCCCATTCCTGCGCCAACGGTTTGTAGTTGATGCGCTTCTTGTTGGCCTTGGCATCGGCTCTACGCTCGCGCAGCACCTTGTACTGCTCAAACGTAATGCGTGGGTTGTAACGCGATCTTTTAGTATAGGTCTTCATGTCCGGGCACCCGATACCACGACAAAACAATCTTGGCCGCATCCCGATGATCTTTTATCAAGCGCAGGTCTTTGGCCTTGTTCTTCTCAAACACGCCGTTGGGGTACAAACCAGACTCACGCTCTTCGATCATCTGTTCCATCATCTCAACGGTATTGGTCAGCGACCAAGCCACGATGTATGACTCAACATCACTCAGTATTTCTTTCACTAGCCTCTTCTCCTTTACGCCGAGGCCAACTTGCTTTTCTTCTCGCTGAACAGGCTTAGATGCACCTTTCGCTCGCTTGCGTTTAGGCTTTTCCATATTCCGTTTAACTCCTCGATAGTGGCTGCTAATTGCACGGCTGCTTCTACGGCAGGATCGGTAGTGGCTGCGGCGACTTCATGCGTCTGTGAGTCGGCGTCGTTGTCGCCCTCGGTCGGGATGCAGAACGCTTGGAAGGCT